GCCCGTGTTGGTGCTCGCTTGGGCAGTGATATCGGATGACCCCACAGCAATGGACAAGGTAAAATTATTCTTCGAAATGTTTTCGCAGCTCCCGTCATGGTTCACAAACCTTTGGATCCTTGTCGTGGCGAGTATTTATGGTATAAAGGGAACACAAATATTTAGAAACGGAGGAAATAAAAATGCCAAATAAAAGATTTAACAAACAAGTACCTGCTTTTAAAATGGGTGGCGATGTTAAAAAAATAAAAAAAGCTTTTGGTCCTAAAATGAGCCAAGCTAAAAAACAAAAAATGAAAAAGAAAAAATCTTTTCCTGATTTAAACAAAGATGGCAAAGTAACTTTTGCTGATGTGTTAAAAGGAAGAGGAGTTAACAAGAAGGCATAATGGCTAGACCAGGTTTATATGCAAATATCCACGCTAAAAGAAAACGTGGTGGTAAAATGCGTAAGAAAGGTGCAAAAGGTGCACCAACAGCAGCTAATTTTGCAAGAGCAAAACAAACAGCGAGGAAAAAATAATGGCAAAACTTTGTCCAAGAGGTAAGGCCGCAGCGAAGCGAAAATTTAAAGTGTATCCATCAGCGTATGCTAATATGTATGCTTCTGCAGTTTGTTCAGGTAAAGTTACACCCGGTGGTAAAAAGAAAAAAGCCATGGGTGGTGGTTTAATGAATAAACCTATGTATGGAAAAGGCGGTGGAGTTTGTATAAGAGGAATGAATAGGCAGGCCGTCGGAAAGAATTCATAATGGCTAAGAAAGGTCTAAGAGCATGGGTCAAGGAAAATTGGGTAGATATTGCAAACAAAAAATCGGATGGCTCATACCCGAAATGTGGAAGAAGTGGTGGCGAAAAAAGAAAAAATTATCCAAAATGCGTGCCTATTGCAAAAGCAAGAGCGATGAGCAAAGGGCAGCGTGCGGGTGCCGTAAGAAGAAAACAAGCTAAAGCAAACACAGGTCCAACACCATCAAGAGCAGCAACATTTGCAAAAAGAAAAAAAGCTATGGGCGGTGGTTTCATGGCTAGAAGACAAATGATGGGAATGATTTAATGAGAAAAGATTATTCAAAAGGCACAATGCCTGCAAGAAACAAAAAGAACTTTAGACCTACAAAGTCTGGAGCTGGTATGACACGAGCCGGTGTCAAAGCATACCGAAGATTAAATCCCGGTTCTAAATTAAAAACAGCCGTGACTGGTAAAGTGAAACCAGGATCAAAAGCTGCTAAACGTAGAAAATCATACTGCGCAAGATCACTAGGTCAGCTCAAAAGAGCTTCAGCAAAAACTCGTAACGATCCGAACTCACGTATCCGTCAGGCAAGAAGGAGATGGAAATGTTAAAAAAACAAAAGATTAAAAAAGTAATCAAAGGTTTAACAAAAGCATCTAAGACACATGCTAAACAAGCTAAAACATTAAAAGGAGTTATCAATGGCGGATCCAAAAAAGGGAACGGGAAAAAAACCTAAAGGTTCAGGACGAAGATTGTATACGGATGAAAATCCAAGAGATACAGTTAAGATAAAATTTGCAACACCTGCAGATGCAAGGGCGACTGTTGCAAAAGTAAAACGTATTAGCAAACCATTTGCTAGAAAAATACAAATATTAACTGTTGGAGAACAGCGTGCCAAAGTTATGAAAAAAAATCAAGTCGCTGCTATATTTAAGAAAGGAAAGGAGTCAATAAGAAATGCGAAGAGCAATACTAGAAGCACTTAGAGCTAGATACGAAGCAGAGATTGCAGAAGCAGATGCCACAATAAATATTTATCTTAATAATTCAGTTGGTATTGGAGAACATCCACAACACATTGACGAGATAAATAAACAAGTAGAAAAAATAGCTAATGCAAAAGAAAAAATAGATGTTTTAGAGGAGTTTGAACCAGAGAGAGGAGCGGTGTTATAATGGAAGATGGACTAGTAATAGTATCTAAAATACAAAAAATAGTGAGAGAAAACCTTCAACGAATTGGTGATACGTTAATTAGTGGAGGTGTTGACAATATGGAAAAATATCAGTATATGTTAGGACAAGCGCGTACATATCAGTATTTGTTACAGGAAATCTCTAACCTGCTAGATAATAAGGAGCAAAAAGATGAAAAAGGAACAGTTATCGACCTCAACAACAGAGGAACCTAAAGTTAAACTGGCTTTAGAAGAAAAATATAACGAAGAAGATAAAAAACAAAATCAAAAACAAGCAGATCTTTCAAAAAAAGAATCATCTAAATTACCGAATCCAACAGGATGGAGAATTTTAATTTTACCATTTAAAATGAAAGAAAAAACTAAAGGTGGACTTTATTTAGGTCAAGACACATTAGAAAGACAACAAATAGGTTCTAATTGTGGAATGGTTTTAAACATGGGTTCTCAATGTTATGATAAAGAGAGATATCCAGAGGGGCCTTGGTGTAAAAAAGGTGACTGGGTTATTTATGCTAGATATGCTGGATCAAGAATACAGATCGATGGCGGGGAAGTTAGATTGTTAAATGATGATGAAATTTTAGCAACCATCGAAAATCCCGAAGATATATTTCATCAGTATTAAAACATAGAAGGAGCAAACTATGCCAGAAGATAAAAAACTAAACACAGAAGACAGAGAAATGGTCGACATAGATACTTCAGGACCTGAAGTAGAAGTAGATATTTCTGATAAGAAAGATGACAAACGAACATATGAGAAAGAAAAAGATCATGGAACAGATATTTCATTTGAAAATGAAAGGGAAACTAAAGTAGAAGAAAACGAACCAAAGGAAGAAGTAAAAGTTGAAGAAAAACAAGAAGAGAAACAAGAAACAGTAGAGAAGAAAAAAGAATTAGAAGATTATAGTGAAGGTGTTCAAAAAAGAATTGCTAAGCTAACTAAAAAAATGCGTGAAGCAGAAAGACAAAAAGAAGCTGCTTTAGAGTACGCAAAAAAAGTTATGGCTGATCAACAAAATTTGAAAACTAAACTAAATACAATAGAACCTAATTATGTAACAGCAATGGAAGGCAGAGTAGTTTCAGGATTACAAGCTGCTCAAGCTCAATTAACAAGAGCAAGAGAAGCTGGAGACATAGCTGCTGAAGTTGAGGCACAAAAAATGATTGCAAAATTAGGCGTTGAAGAAGCAAGAGTAGCTAATTTAAAAAAAGCATCAGAAGTTAAAAAAGAAGAACCTGCTGTTAAAACTTTAGAAGAAGCTATTAAACCAAAAGCTATTTCAACGGATCCAAAAGCTGAAGCATGGGCTGAAAAAAACCCTTGGTTTGGAACAGACAATGCTATGACTTATACAGCTTTTGATTTACACAAAAAACTAACCGAGGAAGAGGGTTTTGACGCTAATACTAATGAATACTATTCTGAAATAGATAAACGTATGAGACTTGACTTCCCGCATAAATTTGGTAATAATGAGACAACGGAAACGACTAAACCTACACAAACAGTAGCTTCAGCAAAGCGAAGTGTAAATACTAGTCGCAAAACAGTGAGACTCACGCCGTCTCAAGTAACAATTGCTAAAAAATTAGGTGTGCCACTTGAACTTTATGCGAAACAATTAAATATCACGAAGGAGAGATAAGCATATGACAAATAAAAAAATAGACTCCCGTGCGAGCCAAACTAAAGTTAAACAACAGAAAAAAGTTTGGACTCCACCATCATCTTTAGATGCACCACCTGCACCGGATGGTTATAAGCATAGGTGGATAAGAGCTGAATCGATGGGTTTTGATGATTCATCAAATATGTCAGCCAAGTTGAGATCAGGATTTGAATTAGTGAGAGCTGATGAATATTCTGAAGTAGACTATCCAACAGTGCAAGACGGTAAATACAAGGGGGTGATCGGAGTTGGCGGCCTTTTGCTGGCAAGGATACCGAATGAAGTTGTTAAGTCGCGCGAAGAGTACTTTAAAAAACAAACTCAAGATCGAAATGACGCGATAGATAATGACTTGATGAAGGAACAGCATCCAAGTATGCCGATCAATAATGATCGACAGACTCGTGTAACCTTCGGTGGTAACAAGAAAAGTTAATTTTTTAACAATTTGAAACCAACGATTTAATTAAACCGTACCGGAAGCCCCTCGGGGCAGGTACATAAGGAGATAAAACTATGGCTAACAAAGACGCAGCGTTCGGTTTCAGACCTACAAGACATTTGACAGGTGGAAAAATTAGAACGGAAGAATATGCTATAGCGGCAAACCATGGAACTAGTATTTATACTGGACAAGTGGTTGAAGCAGTAGCAGCAGGTGGCATTGAACAAGCAGCAGCTGGGGACACTCAACAATTAGGTGTTTTCGCTGGTGTGTTTTTCACTGACCCATCAACAAGTAAACCAACCTTTAAAGCTTTTTATCCAGCAAGCACAAACGCTTCTGATATTAAAGCTTCAGTGCATGTAGATCCATACATTGTGTATGAAGTACAGCATGATTCAGATGGTGGCACAGCTGGAACATCAGCTATGAACAATTCTGCATTTGATTTTGTCGGAACGGGTGGAAGCACTCTTACTGGACAATCAACTTCAGAGTTAGATACATCGACTTCTGGAACATCAGGTGGTTTCAAACAAATCGGTATATCAAAAGACCCGGAAAACAGTGATGAATCATCAGCAAATGCAAATGCATATGTTGTATTCAACACTGGTGAGCACGTGTTTAAATTAACAACAGGCGTATAATAGAATAGGAGATAAATTATGGCTATATCACGATCACAACTAGTTAAAGAACTAGAGCCAGGATTGAACGCCCTGTTCGGCCTGGAATATAAAAACTACGCAGATGAGCATACTCAAATTTTCGATATCGAAAATTCTGACAGAGCTTTTGAAGAAGAAGTAATGTTATCTGGTTTCGCTAATGCTTCAGTTAAACCTGAAGGATCAAGTGTAAACTTTGATACAGCACAAGAATCTTTCACTGCTAGATACACTCACGAAACGCTTGCTTTAGCGTTCTCAATCACTGAAGAAGCGATTGAAGATAACTTGTATGACAGACTTGCGTCTAGATATACAAAAGCATTAGCTAGATCTATGGCAAATGCTAAGCAGGTAAAAGGTGCTAACGTGTTAAACAACGCGTTTGATTCATCTTTCACAGGTGGAGATGGAGTTGAACTATGTTCAGCTGTCCACCCGATTGTTGCTGGAACATTTAAAAATGAGTTGTCAACTGCAGCTGACTTAAACGAAACTTCGTTAGAGCAGTCTTTAATTGACATCGCAGCAATGACTGATGAAAGAGGTCTAAAAATTGCAGCTAAAGGAGTTAAAATGATAATTCCTTCTGCGCTTCAATTTACTGCTGAGAGACTTATGAAGTCTCAAGGTAGAACTGGCACTGCAGATAATGATATCAACGCAGTTGGTAACATGGGAATGATCCCACAAGGTTATGTAGTAAACCACTACTTAACTGATACTGACGCGTTTTTCATTAAGACTGATGTTCCTAATGGATTAAAAATGTTCGTTAGAGCACCAATCAAAACTGCAATGGAAGGTGACTTCGAAACTGGAAACGTAAGATACAAAGCTAGAGAGAGATATTCTTTTGGATTCTCAGACCCTAGAGGTATCTTCGGATCACCAGGAGCGTAATCTTAATAATTTTGTGGCGGGACAAAGTCTCGCCACAATCTAATTAGAAAGTAGAAATATGACAAAATTTAGAGTTCAAATACGTGCTTACAGAATGTACGCAGATTTTAACGTTGAATGTAAGGATGGCCCATTAGATATAGAAAATGCTATCATTGACAAATTAGGAAAAAATGATATAAAGTGGGAGTCTCTTGGAGAAATGCATGATCCAAGAGTAAACAGAATAACCTATGAGGAGGTTATAAATGGAGATGCAACAACATCTAAACGACCTTTACACGAAGAAAAGAGGTCTGGACCTAGAATGGGAGCAGGAGCATCTTAATGAGGGTAGATATACTCTCAATATGGTTAAAATTGACAGAGCTGTCAGAGAAGTAATTAGCCATATAAAACTTGCAGAAGCTAAAAAAGAACATCTGCAAAATAGAATAGACGATGCTGCGCCCGAAGTTTCTGTAGCTACTTAGTAAAAAGCTACATCGTTGAATAAATTCAATTCACATCACAGGCTCTCTTGCGCTCTACTAAAAACTAGTATATAAAATAATCACTATACAATTAATCAGAACGTAGACGAGTATAGTCGACGGCCTAGAGACTACGTTCGTAAAAACTAGGAGGATAATTATGGCAAATACTACGTTTACAGGACCGGTACGATCGGAAAACGGT